TTAATGCGTGAAAGCCTTCCTTCTTTATATCAATCCTTTATCCACTTGTCAAGATACTCTCGTTGGTTGCCCAATGAAAACAGACGAGAGACGTGGCATGAAACAGTCAAGCGGTACTTCGATTTCTTCGAAGAACATCTATTAGAACAACACAACTACAAAGTCTCAAAGAAGGAACGAGAAGACCTCGAAACGGCCGTCTCTAACTTAGAGATCATGCCTTCGATGAGAGCACTCATGACTGCCGGTGAAGCACTCAAGCGTGACAACGTTGCGGGATACAACTGCTCATTCGCCAGTTCGGGTCGGGTCCGAGCCTTTGATGAGATCCTCTACATCCTCATGTGTGGCACTGGTGTAGGTTTCAGTGTCGAGCGTGACTTCCTAAACAAACTACCAACTATCGCAGAAGAGTTCGAAGCAAGTGACACCACAATTGTTGTACAGGATAGTAAGATGGGCTGGGCAAAGGCTTACAAGGAACTCACCTCCCTTCTTATTGGAGGTCAAATTCCGAAATGGGACGTATCAAAGGTTAGACCTGCCGGAGCAAGACTCAAGACTTTCGGTGGTAGAGCTTCGGGTCCGCAGCCATTGGACGATCTATTCACGTTCACAGTGGAAGCCTATCAGCGTGCTGCTGGAAGAAAACTCACTTCCATCGAGTGCCATGATATCATCTGTAAGATTGCTGAGATTGTCGTGGTCGGGGGAGTACGAAGAAGTGCTCTTATCTCACTCTCGTCACTTACCGATGAGCGGATGCGTGATGCGAAGCACGGACAGTGGTGGGTTTCCGATGCGCAGAGAGCACTATCGAACAACTCGGTAGCATACAAAGAGAAGCCCGAAATTGGTACATTCATGGAGGAATGGCTCTCACTCTACAAGAGTAAGTCTGGTGAGCGTGGTATCTTCAATCGAGATGCTGCAAAGAAGCAGACCGAGAAAGCAAACGAGTTCCGAAGTTCTCTTGATGATGAGTATCGAACCTTCAGACATAGAGAAGTAGATCATGAATTTGGCACAAACCCATGCAGTGAAATTATTCTGCGTGACAAGGAGTTCTGCAATCTAACAGAAATCGTTGTCCGTGGTAATGACACCAAAGAGTCTCTTGCGAGAAAGGTTCGCCTTGCTACGATTCTAGGAACTTGGCAGTCAACGCTGACCAACTTCAAGTATCTGTCGAGCGAATGGGAGAGAAATTGTAAGGAGGAGAGACTTCTTGGTGTTTCTATGACTGGTATCATGGATTCTGAGCTTACGAATGGTAAGAAGGGTAATCTAGAAAAACTCCTCACTGAACTGAAGACCCAAGCCATTGTTCAGAACAAAATGAGTGCAAAGAAGATTGGTATCAATGAGTCAGTCGCTATCACTTGCGTGAAACCCAGTGGAACGGTCTCTCAGCTCGTTGACGCTGCTTCTGGTATCCACGCTCGTCATAACCCGTATTATATTCGAACGGTTCGCGCTGACGTGAAAGATCCTCTCTGTATCTTCATGAAAGAGAAGGGCTTCCCATGTGAGCCTGATGTCATGAAGCCAGAACACACCATGGTATTCTCTTTCCCCATGAAGACACCCAAGAATGCCGTCTTCAGAACTGACATGACCGCACTTGAGCAGTTGAATCTGTGGTTGACTTATCAGAGAAGTTGGTGTGAGCACAAGCCATCTGTCACCATTTCCGTAAAGGAAAACGAGTGGATGGAAGTCGGAGCATGGGTATGGGAACACTTTGATGAAGTATCTGGTGTGTCATTCCTACCTTTCTCAGACCATACATATAAACAAGCTCCCTATCAGGACTGCACTGAAGAGGAGTACAAAGAATTATTGAAAGCCCTTCCTAAAGATATTGATTGGGCAGAACTAGGAGACTACGAGAAAGAAGACAACACAGCAGGTACACAGACGTTTGCCTGTTCTGGAAATTCATGCGAAGTAGTTGACTTAACCTAACAAATACAGTATAATTGATTTTTTACCCAGTAAATCCTATGGATGATCTATAGGTACATACTCTAACACAAGGAGAAATAGTATGAGTAAAACTGGAGAATGTCCCGCCACAGGTTGTGGCCAAGATTTTGTTTCAAAGTGGCTCGGCAAGGTCGGGGTAACCCGTTCGTGTCTCATCAGCCTCGCTCTCATTCCTTTTGCTTGGGAAGGCGTCCTATGGTTCCGTGACGCAATCGCAACTGTCTGGGACGCTGCCGCCTCTTGGGGTGGTTGAGTACCAAAAAAAGGAGAGTGCTATATGTTTAGCATCTTAGCTTTAACCCTTGCAGCACCGCTTGCTACTGCTCAAACAGAAGTGAGTCCCGAGGTCTATAACCTCATCATGTCTGTACAAGAAGACTCACGACAATACGTGAGTATCAAAGAGGAATCACCCGTGACACTAAAGTTGGGTGGGTTCTTGCAGACTCGCTTCACTTACAGTCGTGGTGGTGGACTCGAAACCAATCATGGTTTCAGCGTTCCTCGCGCAAGACTTATTCTTTCCGGTAATCTGTATGACTGGGAGTATAAGGTAAGTGGTCAATGGAGTGACGACAGCAACACATTTGATCTCAAGGATGCATACGCACAAGGAGATCTACTGGGTGGTACAGTCCGTGTAGGACAGTTCAAGTCACCCTTCATGCGTGAAGTTCTTGTTGCTCAACAGGATACCCTTATGACAGATCGTTCGATCATTGCCAACACGTTTGGTCAGGGTCGTTCACAGGGTATTCAATGGAGTAAGGATCTTGGTAAGCTAGATATTGCCGCAGCATACACCGATGGATTCAACACCGCAAATGGTGCTGGTATCCAGAACGGTCAGGCAGCAACCGCTCGTTTTGGTTGCGATGTGTGGGAGTTTGGTGCTGATCGATGTAATGTCGGTGCAGCTATCTCATACAACGATCTAGTGAACTCCGATTATCTCACCTACACCCTCGATACTAAGGTATCTGTTGGTGCTCTTGACTTGACAGCAGCCTACGTTGCTACTAGCGGTGACGCTGGTGACAACTGGGGTTCGACTGTTCAAGCAGGATACATGTGCATGGATGACCTTCAGGGTTTCGTTGCATATGAATTTGGTGAGCAGGAAGGTATTACTGAAAACCTAAGTACAATCACCGTTGGTGCGAATTACTTCGTCAACGACAACATTAAGTGGACAACCGACTTTGGTTATGCTCTTAATGCGATTGATACCACTTGGGATCTCGGTGAGACCGGATGGCGTTCAGGTGACTCTGGTGAGTACGTAGTCCGTACCCAGCTTCAGATCTCATTCTGAATAGATATTATATTCATTAAATAACGGGTCTCGCTGGATCACCTCCATTTAATGATTAGAGAACCCCCTACGCAAGTGGGGGGTTTTCACATATATACAGTATGATAATTACAGGAATAGATTACTCCTTACGGGGTCCAGCAATATGTGTACACAAGGGCGAGCTGAATGAACCATTCAGATTCTGTGCCTGTAAATTCTACTTCCTAACTGATACCAAGAAATACGCACAGACATTTCTATCAAACATCCACGGGAGTAAGTTTGATGAATACAACCATGACTGCCAAAGATACGATAGCATTTCATCGTGGGCGAGTGATGTCTGTCATGGATCGGATCAGGTAGCGATTGAGGGTTATGCATACGGTGCAAAGGGTAGGGTATTTCATATCGCAGAGAATACTGGTGTCCTCAAATATAAACTATTCCAAGCAAATATCCCAGTTGAGATCATTAGTCCCTCTGAAGTGAAGAAGAAAGCCACTGGTAAAGGTAACGCAGATAAAAAAGCTATGCACACGGCATTCATGCAAGAGACAGGCTACAATCTGAAAACACTTATAACCCCAGACAAAAAAGAAGTCACGAACCCGGTATCGGATATCGTAGACTCCTATTTTGTCTGTAAGGCTTTGTTTGGAAAACTAAAAGAAGCCTTAGAGAATTAAGGGTTTAATCCCACTTCTCCAGTAGATCATCGTTGTTGGTGTAGTCTTCCCACTTATGACTTGACAACTTGGATGCATCTCCTTCATAGTGAACACCTGTAGCAGGACTCGTCCAAGGCAGAGTCATCGTTTCGGGATCGAATCGAAGTTCCTCCGGTGTACCACTTCCCTGTCCTGATGTAGCATCTGGAGTCGGCATAAAATATTCTTTCTTGTCTGGTGTACGGTAGTTGTCTCGCCACATGACATTGACGTACATGGGAGATCCGTAACCATTTTCAAATGGGTATTGGACTTCGACTTCTTCTCCTGTGTACTTGTT